ATATTGGGAGTGCCAGAATGAAAAAACCAAATAAAATAGAATGGTTGGAAAATTTAATCAAACGAGCAGAACGAAAGTTAAGAGAAGCAGAAGAAAAAGGTAAAAAAGCAGGTGAACTACAAATACAAAAGGACACTGACGCAGCGAACATAAAACTCGATACCATAGAGACGAATTTACCTTCTGAGGAAGAAGTAAAAACACAATTTGACAAACTTAGAGATGAAATTAAAAATAAAGAAAGACCTACGTATGAAATGCCTAAGGTAAACTTTGAGGAAGTATTCAAAGACGCAGATACTTTTAAAGCAGAATTACAATCATTACGGGGTACTGACTACCTTAAAAAAGTTGAAGATGCAAATAAAAAAGAAAGAGACAGTATAGAAAAAGATAGAAAACAAGCTATACCATTATCTTTAATAGAAGCAGGTCTTAATATAGCAACTACAGCCTCTCCTAATTTACTAGGAGCAATAGCAGGTGGATCAAAAGCAGGTCTTAAAAAATGGACTGCAATACAAAAGGATGTAAAGACTGCAGAGAAAGAAGCTGCTAAAGCTGAAAATGCTTTGCTTTTAGCTAGAGATGCTAGACAAGAAGGAGATATAAAAGCATTTAAAGCCTATGAAATGAATTATGAGAATAACAAACGAAAAGCAGAAGAATTTAAGGCTAAAGCAGGTATTGAAACACAAAAACTTATAGCTGGGGATAATAGAGTAAAAAATCAAATGTTAGGTCGTTTAAATATAGCTCAGGCAAAAGCAGTAGCAGATGCTGTAAGGGTTAAAGCCCAATCAGATACACAAATAAAAATTGCAAATATACAAAATAACGCTGCAAATACACGGAAATTTAACGAAATAAGAAGTAGAACAACAAGTGAACTACGAAGACGACTAACCCAGTTGCAAAAAAGTAGAAATGACGCAGAAGCAAAATTTATTGCAGAAAGAATGAAAAATACTATACCGGGAGAAAAACCAACAATAAGTACTGAGGAGCTATCTTTCCTAAATCAACTTGATATAGAGATAGCAGATGTACAAGGACAATATAATGCTTATGTAGGCGGTGTTACAATTACTCCTGAGCCAAGCACTGACGACTTCCTAGAGTACAAGCCTCAATAACATGCCTAAATATGTTAATCTACCGGGCATAGGAGAGTACAAATTTCCTGATGATATGTCCGATGCAGCTATCTACAAAGCAGTAGAGGACATTCAAGGTGTAAGTATATTTGGCCCTGTATACGGAGAACAACCCGTTCTTGAACCATTACTTGCTGAACCTATGGAACCTGAACCTGAACCTGAAGAGCCCGGTATTTTATCGGATATATTTGGTGGTTTAAAAGAAGGTTTTGTTAGGTCATTGGAAACAGGTGTAGTCGGTGCTTCAGCTTTACTACCGGAAGAAGCAGAAAAAGCGATTGTTGAAACAACAGGAGATATTGCTGACTACTTAGCCCCTGAACCTGAAGAGGGTGATCCTGAAGCGTCCGTTACTAGAAAATTATCCTCTGCAGTAGGTAGTATTCTATCTTTTCTCGGCCCCGGTTTAGCAGTCAGAGGTGTGAGTGCAGCTGTAGGAGCAGGAGTAACCGCAACAAGGATTGCTGGAACAGGTACTTCAGGATTATTTGGTTCTGCTATTGGGGCAGGTGAAGCTAGACAAAGAGCAATTGCAGAGGGGGCTACACCCGAACAAATAGAAACATCCACACAACTAGGAGCACTTGTTGGAATATCGGAAGTTTTTCCTGTAAATAAACTATTTAAAACATTAGACCCTAAAACTTTAGAAGGTATTAATGATTATGTAAAAAGTGCTTTTAAGACAGGTAGCTATGAAGCCGCACAAGAAGCAGGAGCTAATGTAGCCCAAAATCTTATAGCTAAAGGGATTTACAAACCTAGTCAAGAATTAATTGAAGGTGCAGGTGAAGCAGCAGCTTATGGAGGAGGAGCTGGAGCTATAGTACAGGTTGTAATGGATTTAGCTGTAGGTAGACGAGCTAGAGTTAAAGATAGTGGAGAAGCGGAAGATTTAACAAAACAGGACGATGCGGATTTAACAAAACAGGACGATGCGGATTTAATAGATGAAGGGGAAGGGGGAGAAGGACAACCCTCAGCTTTAAGTCCAGTTCAAACCACTGTTACAGATTTAGTTAATCAACTATCAAAGTTTAATTTAGAAGGAGCCCCTACTAATTTTTTAGGACTAGTAAAATATTTTGAGGATATAAATTTAATTGAAGTTACGGAAGCACAACAGAATATATTATTAGAAAATGCAGAAGAAGCTGAACGTATATATCAAGCTATTGCAGCTGTATCTTCCGCAGAAACAGGTGCAAAAACAGGTGCAGAAGCAGGTGCAGAAACAGTAGTAGATGCAGGTGCAGAAGCAGAAACAGATGTAGCAGAAACAGATGTAGATGCACCTGTAGAAACAGATGTAGATGCACCTGTAGAAACAGATGTAGACGCACCTGTAAAAACAGATGCGGAAACAGAAACAGTGG